AGAAATTGAGAGGTTGAAGCAGGAAAGAGACGACGCCCTTAAGCTGAAGCCCAAAGAACCAACGGTTTTAGTGCGGCCCAAGAAAGACGACTTTGATGATGACGAAACCTTTGAGGATGCGCTCGACACGTACAATGAAAGCCGGACCACCGAAACAATTAACAGAACCCGGCTTGAAGATCAAAAGAAAGCGGGGCAACAACAGGCACAGGAAAAACTCACGGAGGCCGTTGATGGTCACTATGAGAGGGTGGCAACGCTCATTGAAAAACACGACATTAAGCCGGAGGTTTATAAGGCTTATGATACCACAGTTCGAAAGGCGGTTGAGGCAATAGCTCCAAATCTCGGTGACGTAATTTTTGACCAAATACTATCGATTCTTGGAGCAGGCTCAGAGAAGGTTGTGGTTTATCTTGCCCGGAACAAGCCAGCGCTCAATAAATTTCAAACATTATTAGCGACTGACAAATCCGGCATGAAAGCCGCTGTTTATCTCGGACAGGAAAAGCAACGTTTAACAAATCCAATACGACCACGGAGCAACGCACCGGACCCGGCAAAGAATATCAAGGGTGATGTGCCGGTCACAGGGGCAGAGGCAAGGTTTAAAAAGAAATATGACGCTGCCCACGGTAAAAACAATTTGCAATCGGCGTACAACGCCAAGAAGGAAGCTAAAGCCGCCGGTGTGGATGTCTCGAAGTGGTAGAAAGGAAATAGATTATGGCACTTTCAACAGGAAAAATAGCCGAAGTAATGTTTGAGAAAGCTCTGGAAACACATGAGCATCAGATGGACATGCTCGATATGACATCTTTCCATCAGCCCGATGGTGGATCTATGCAAAATACCGGAAATTTTATTTGGTATCCTGTTCAGCAGTATGCGCCATTGATTTCTGGCTGGGATTTGTCCGGTCAGGAAACAGGCATTATCGAAGAAACCTATCCGGCCCTGCTCGGTACCCCATCCAATGATTTTGTAAAGATGCGGGCAGATGACATGCGGACAATGCGATTTTGGGAAGATCGTTCTAAAGAGTCTGGAAAAACCCAGGCCACGGATCTTAATAAAAAGATTGCAGAAGCAATACGGACACAAGGATCTATGTTTTATCGGTCCAATGTGACCAGCGGGTATGAATTTATCGCTGAAGCCCAGGCCATGATGAACGAACGGCAGGCAAAAACTTCTCAGCGATATTTTGTTTTGAATGATCGAGACACCCTTTTGTTCTCGAAGGATCTGGCCGCAAGGCAAACCCTTCAGGGCAAAGCTGCAGATACATGGAAAACCGGGCAAATTGGTGCAAATATTGCAGGGTTTGACGTTTTCACCGGGTCATTTTTGCCGAACATTACTGGTGGTGCGGATCCCGCTGTGACCATAACTGGTGACCATGTGTTTACTCCAGAAGGTGGAACTGTCAATGCTACCACTGGTGTTGTAACCAATGTCGACTATCGAGAAGCTACTTTAATTATAAATGATTCAACACTTCTGACAGTAGGAGACAAATTTACTATACAGAATACGGGTGTTGATATTAATTCCATTGGGTTAGCAGATAAAGTTGATACTAGGCAGGCCATGGTATTTACTGTTATTGAGCTCACCGATGCTACTCATATCAAAATTTATCCCAAACCGATTGCCGCTGACCAGGCCGGAATCACATCTCTCGAAGCGGCCTATGCTAATATTCATACGGCAATTTTGGGAACTGCCACAATTTCCCGATTGAATATTGACACGACTAACAAGACTAGTCTCTTTTGGGATAAATCAGCAATTGAGGTTCTCGGTGGGACGATTCCGGCAGAACTTTTCAAACAGTTTGATGGTATGAAGGTTATCACTGACACCATGAAAAATGGTCTGGATATGTACCTGGTGTATGATGGTAATATCGACACCATGACCTTTCGTTTTAGGCTCTTTACATGGTACGGAATTACAGTTAAGAATCCTTCTAATTGTGGAGTGGCTGTAACTTATTAATCTAACAACTTAACTTCTACCTAAGTGGGGGGAGCAGGTGTAGCCTCCCCCCACTTCTGAACAAAGGAGAATATAATCATGTCACGAATTTTTAGAATTGCGCAAATGTTTCACCAGAATGATTATGATGAAACGGATGATCTTACTGAAACTGTAGCAGGCGGTATTTTGGTAATTCCTGTTACTCATGGATATGTTGCCAAAACTTCAACTGGTGTTGAAGCTTGTACGTTAGCTAATGGTAAACCAGGTCAGGTATTGGTTATTAACCTTATTGTCACAGGGGGTGCTGTAACTATAACACCAGCTACATTAACTGGTTTTGCAACTATTGTTCTTACTGCTCAAAGTGATTTTGTTACTTTACTTTATGTCGATGATACTATCGGCTGGGTTATTTTGGGGATGGGTGGTGCAGCAGCAACACCATTAGTATCATAAACAATCTTACTCGGTGGAATAATCCACCCTGAACAGAGGAGATTATAGAAAATGACTTTCGGATCAAACAGAGATTTTTTTCACACGGGATTACAGGTTGGAAGAAGTGATATCCGTACAATGATGGATGGCATGGGGCCTGGAGACCATTTTTATGTTGACTATCGTTATGGTGCTGATGGAAATGATGGGCAAACTTGGGAAAAAGCCCTTAGAACTTATGGCGAAGCCAATGACAGAGTCCAATCTAACCACAATGATGTGATTCATATTGATGGTGACAGTGAAATTATTGAACCTGGAATGGTAACGGTCAGTAAGAATCGAGTGCATACTATCGGACACAATGGCGCTTTGGGTAAGTATGGTCTTGGTGCCAGAATTTCTATGATTGCCGCTGTTGCTGACTATGCTACAATTAAAAACACTGGTGTTAGAAATACATTTACTGGTGTTAAAATCTCCAGTTATAGTGCTACAACTGGTTTTTGGGCTTTATGGGAGGCCGGAGAGTATGGTAAATACTCTCATTGTGAGGTCCAGAAACTGAACTTGCTCGGTGAGGCAACTGCTGCTGATATTAAACTCACTGGTGACAGCCCCCAGTTTTACAGATGTTCTGTTGGTGTTTCTTCACTCTCTACTGTTGGTGCAGTTGTTCGACCTAATGTTTATGTACCTTATCTTGGATCAGGAACAGGGCAGAGAGTAAGAGACGGATATTTTGAGGATTGTATGTTTCCGAAAAGTGCCGGTAATGCTGCTGCTCGCTTTGTTTACGTTGATGGAACCACAGCTGTTGAAAGATGGTTGATTTTCAATAACTGTATTTTTATCAATGCCAAATTAGCTGCTGCAGAACCTGATTTTGGAATCGGAGCAAGTGGCGCTCAAACAGCAGGGCGTGTACTTTGTAAAGATTGCGTATGGCTCCTGCCTGGTCAGTCGCTTGAAGATGCTATGGGTTTCTACGAAACTGGTGCAGTTCCTACTATTGATGCGACTGGTATTCCAGTAACTACCTAACAATTTAACTTAAACTTTATGGGAGCCCTAAAGGGCTCCCACATTTAAAGGTGATAAAAATGGCAGTCATACTTTACAAGCCAGGAAATGTAGGAAAAGTCAGAGGCATTCCGTGTGAAATCCAGATATGCAATGAATTCTCGTACCTTCATCTTTTAGACCAAGGCTGGTTTTACACGCCGGAGGAGTGCTATGTCGTTGAAGAGCAAGTCGAAGAAGTCCCGGAAGATATTACGGAAGAGGCCACGGACACGGAAGAGATCCCGGAAGTAGCTGAAACCGAAGAGCCGGAAGAGACCGCTGAAGAGACCGCCGAAGTGTCTGACAATGGAATCCGAGTAAAAGCCAAAGCCGCCGGTATTAGCAACTGGCACAACAAAAGCATAACCCGGCTGGTCGGCGAACTAAAGGAACTGGACGATGGCAAATGATCTGAAAGTTGATATAATCAATGGTGCGTTCTCCCAGATGCGCATATCAGGGATAACCGTGGACCCGTCCGCCGAAGACCTCGTACTTGCATTGCGACGACTGGAGGGCATGGCAAATGAGCTATATGGACGTAATGTTTGCACCGGGTATTATCTGGAAGAAACCCCGGACATTAAT